ATAGCACCCTTAGCTAATAATGCATTTACTTTTTCTACTAATCGATCGATGAGTATCGGTTTGACTCCGAAGTTGCTATTAATATTAAGCTCAAGATTAGGTTTAGGATTATTATCAAGCTCATCTAAAAGTCTCCAAGTTGATTTTTGTAATAGCGGTTCGCCGCCAGTAATACGTAAGATAGTCAAAGTTTTCGAAACTTCCGGCCACCATCGCCACCATGCTTCTACATAAGGATTAGTTTCTTCTTCGTAGATTTGAAACCAGTCGATATCGTTGCGATGATTTTTGACCATGTCATATGGACCATGATCTTTGATTTCTTTGTAATATGCCGAACTATGCTTAGGATGACAATATCCACATTTAAAGTTACATTCGTTGCCAAACGAAATTTCTATATACTGTGGATTAATATTTTGATCCCAATCGCCGTCTTTGATTTGAGAAAATCGTTCCGGTGTGTATATTGTGGAGTTACGTTCTTTACGATCTGAAATATAATCATCTCCCATGGATTCGATGTTCCAGCAGTAGTTACACCCGCTGGGTTTGCCGCCATTAAGCATTTCCAGTCGTTCGTGTTTCTTTTGATTAGTGTTATGTAAGGCGCTGGCGTCTATAAGTATCTCGTCTAATGGAATTTTGTGAGGCGCTGGATGATAACAACTGTGTGTTTCACCTGTCTGAAGATATATCGTAGTGTGATGCCACTTAGCCATACAAAAGGTCGGCGATATCTCATTCATTATAGGAATGAATTTTTTAATTCTTACCTTATCATCCATTGATGCTATCTCTTGTCATTTCAAATTGTGATTTCAGCCAATCAAAATCATTTATCTTGGCTAATTCGCTAGGAGTATTTTGCCAAAGTAACCCAAAATGTTTTCCGGCAATAGCACCCACGTGTGCGTGAAAGCCGTAGGGGACTGCATCGTTTAATGTACACCATGCGTCTAACCTCTGTTGAGTTTCAGTGTCATCTTGGCGAGCTATAACTCGACTGGCTAATTTACAACATTCTCTAAAAGCTGACTTCCATGTATTGAAAGGATCTGTGTTAAACGCAGTGATGTTTGATACTGTCTCCATGCTTCTAAATTGATCTGAAATACTTGTGGTCATATCAGTTTTAGTAATATCCATGTTCAGAGTCATGTCAGTAGGCAGTAATTTAACACCGCCGTATCCATACTCTAAATTATTGATAGGATTTTTACTTTTCCAAACGTGTACTGTGTGCTTTTCTGGATCTTCATAATCAAAATTAAATTCATCAACTATGTGGGCATCACCATCAACTACCCAAAACATTTCCGAAGTAGCCTGTTTAGCAGCTTCAATATGTGCTTGATGAATGCCTTTAATTTTATCAATACGTTTAGCTCTAGGAAATCTTGTCTTTAACCTATTCCAATTTTCGTCTGCATTAGGTTCGTAGTACGAAATAAACACGATGTCAAAGCTGCTGCCTATTTTAACAGGATCGCTGGCATGTATGTCTATTTCTTTTTTATTGATAAAAAATCTATATTTGAATTCTTTACTGGTTACCGTTGTTGTTTTTGGAAACAAACAGATGCCATTAAAATGATTGCCATTTTTAAAAACATGTACATATTCGTTGTCCCACTTAGTGGCTTCGTATTCAAAATTAAAATCATCTTTTACAATTATGTCGTCCCACACGATCCAAAACATCTTTGTAAATGATTTCTTTTTTATTTCATCAATTGATTTAGCTTCCTCTATTTTTTGTGCGTTAGGGAATCTTGATTTAAAAATAGACCAATTGTTCTGATCTATCTTAGATGTGCTTATATAAAACAAATCATATTTCATTGACTGTAATAGGTCCTATGTAATTCCAATGTTTCTTCATAAAGATCTAAGGTATACTTACTCTGTTGTGCATTGAGCCAAGGCCAGTCCAACCCCAGATTAAGTTTAATTTTTTTGCCTAGCTCTTGAATGTCATGTTCAACTGATTCATGTTTGACATTTTCATCATAGATGTTTCTTAATATTTCAAAGTCTCGAACTTCAACATAATCCCAGTCTGTGCAGTTGGCCATCCATGTTCCCATGCGAGCACCGAGCACAGCGTAATTGCCGTTTTCTTTGTGTGCCCCTACAGTCGACCACATACGTAGTCTATGAATATTATGCCACCAAATGCGTTCTTTTATTTCTTGAGCAGGAACTCGAACTCCGTCAAGTAGTGTCATCTTAACACCTTCGCGGAATCCTGCTCTCCACGCCTGGAATGGGCTACCTGTTATAACGCTTTCGCTGTAGACCTTGGGAAAATTACGATATCCATCTTCCCAACAAAAGTCTACTTGTCCACGGTCGCTGTCTGAGTTCTCATGAGTTCTCATGTTGAGCACAAACTCTCGTTTCCATATTTTTAATCCACCGTTGCCATAGCGTAGGCCATTAATGCTGTTACGACCACACCAACCGTATACTTGTATCTTAGAATCATCCATGTTGAGATCAAGATTAAAAAATGCAGGATCAACAATGTTGTCAGCATCCACTGTGATAAACCATTCTGTTTCACTTAGTTCTGCTGCGGCTTTGTGTGCGTGATCGCTGCCTTTTACTCCGTGTACACGTTTGGCCCAAGGAACTTTGTTGCATAAATCTGCATAGTGTAGATCTGCATTAGGTTCATCGTAACTTAAAAATACAACATCAAATTCAATAATTTTCATTTATATTCTATCACATAGTTTTTAAACAATCTTCGTGTATATACACTGAAATGATCAAAGTCAATATTTTTTATAGTCACAGTTTTACCGACGAGATCATCGATAGTGATAACATGTGTTTGGTACAGTATATTAGGATCGTTATATGCAGTAATTAAAAAATTCATTTCAGTGCTGCCATCCCAGACAAAATTTCTGCGCTGGCTTTCAGTTTTTGATTTTTTAGTTCCACCAAGTTCATGTGATAATTGTATTTTTAATGTTTTAGTTCGCTTGGTGTGTGTCAAGTACACATCTGGCTGTGTGGCTGCGGAATATTCTGTTGAAATAATTCTATGCAGCACATCATCGAGCTTGATTAAGGTTTTCAATTCAGCAATTTCTAAATTACCAGAGCTGATATCTATCATGCAGTTTTCTATCTGTATTTCAGCGTTGATTATAGATTCAGCTAAATGATTGTCTATAATGACTTTGTTAACTTCGTTAGGAAAAGCAAAATCAGGACCTACGCTTGTGACTTTGCCTGTGATAGGATCAAACACTGCCACATAGACAGTGGGTGCAGGTCGATATGCTGCCATCCACTTTTCAAAATCTTCTATGGTTTCTATAGTTTCCATGCTATTTCCTCTAAGATGTTAATGACTTCATCGGTGATTTTATCTTTTTCCACATAGTGTACAATGTCATGCTGTTGATAGTTTCCGATTTTTAATTGTGCTTTTTTGTCAAGATAAAATCCTACGTGATTGCTCCAGGTGTCTGCAGGCCATGGCCAGTTCTGTATCATGGGTTTCATGTGAACAATCCTAGGAAACTCTAATGGATATGCTATTTGATCTTGAATATCTAAAATTTTTGCTGCCAGAGCAAACGCTTCATCAGTGCCTACTATCTTAGGTTTATATTCCGACAAAAACACATTAGCAAACTCCACAGGATTTTTGATAATATGTCTACCTAGGTCAAAAAAGTCTCGAGCCATTTGAGAATCTTTACTGAAAAATGTCCACATAGAATATACATCAGGCAGATGATTTTTGTCAAAACATTTGCGGTAAGTTCTATCAGTGACAATCTGTGCTCTATATGTATGAACCTTGTTGGCAATATACAGCTGGGAATTTTCAACATGATAATCAACCCAATGACTATAGTCCCGCATGAACAACATGTCAGCATCCAAGCACACAGTATGATCAAACGGAGTCAACTGATCCATCCAACTGCGACCATCCCAAAATGTTTCTTGATTCCATTCTATGACGTGATCAAACACCCACGGACTTTTTAACTTTTCAACTTTACTTTTGTTATCAATTACCAGAGCAACTTTGTCATAGCCTGGTTTCTGAGTGTTCTTGATGCTGAGCGCAAGAGCATAGGCCATGTTTAGGTAATCAACTGTATCATGTTCTGCAACTATCAACAGATATCCAAAATTCATATCATCTCCAATAGTTGTTGTTTGTGTCTTACAATGCTTTGTTTATTCATGATATGAATATCTAAATCACGTACAGCAGCAGCACAATATGTGTTGTCTAATTTATAGTCAACTAAAAATTTCAACGTGGATCCGTCGACTTCGTATAATATGTCTTTGTCTAAAGCCGATAAAATTGCCGGCAGTCTGCCTAAGGTAGTTTCTTCAAACCCATCTAACAGATGTTTAGCAACACTAAAGGCAATGTCGTTTCTGAACTGTCTGTGATCGAATCTAAAAACGTCAGCGTAGTACAGATAATTTTGTTTGACAAAATCCACAGTGTCAAAAAACAATTTGGAAGCAGGATTTTTAGTAAACATCACTGTTGTGGCCCAGTAGAGTTTTACTCCGGTTTCAGAAATATTAACATCAAGGTATCCCAATCTATTTTGGCTGTAAATGTCGTTGATAGATTCTCCTATCATAACGTCTTGGTCAACATCCCAATAGCTGTTGAGATTATCAGTAAGTATGAAATAGTCACTGTCAATCAATAGTGTGCGATCATATGGGGTTAGTGCCCAAGCCGAATGCCTGTTAGTGTTAGTGAACGGCACCATCTGACCGTCGATACCGTCTCTGAGAAATCGTTGATTGCCAGTTTTTGGTTTTTCAGTTAATATAATCTTGTCAAATACAGTGTTAGCTAAATCGAAGACTGAGCTCTGTTTCATCCACTCAACAGTGGTAGTATCAGTGACCAAACTCACTGGAACTGACAGATGTTTTTTGGCCAAGCCGCCGCTGATTATGCTGAGCAAAGCATAGTCTACTGTGCGATTGTTATGCGCATAGATCAAAATGCCTTTGGTCATGACTGTATTAGTTTTTCCACAGATCTGCTTTTTTTGATCTGCTGATATTGAGCAAAATATTCATTAGTGACTTCGAAATATCTACTGAATATTTCGTCGCAGAACGCCTGCACGTCACTGATCAATACGGGATTTTGATTTACATCAAGCAGCACCACATCTGTGAGTCTGCCCTTGACACACAGCATTTCTACAAAAGTCAGTAGATCTCTGTCAATGCGAAATATGCCGCCACTGTGGCCATAGTTGAGTTTGGCTTCAGATCTTTCTTT